GACCACTTACACATGGCACTGTCAGCTGTTGGTGATGAGACTACAAGTGACGAACGTAAACTTATAGATTATACAGTATCAAAGCTTAGGACTCTAGTAGAAGAGACAGGCATTGGATTAATACTGGTGTCCCACCTTAAGAGACCTGAAGGAAACAAAGGTTATGAGGATGGGGTTGCAGTATCTATGAATAGTTTACGTGGAAGTGCGTCAATCGGTCAGTTATCTGATATGATAATAAGTATGTCTAGAGACTTACAGTCAGACAAGAACTTGGCTCAGGTTAACGTGTTGAAAAATAGGTTTAGTGGAGAGACAGGCAAAGCTTGTACACTCTACTATGATTTAGAAACAGGATGTTTACGGGAGACAGATGGAGATGCACAGGACGACTTCTAACGTGGAATATAAAACAGTAGAATGGACACAGGTAATAATGAAAGCTTTAGCTGAGACTGAAGAGACGAATCATATTATCCAAATTCCAGTAGGTACTGAACACGCAGAAAGTTTATTAAACATGGCTCTTGACCAACTCGTAGAAGAGGGGGACAACAGAGCATTGCAAATAGAGGTGGTGAAACACCCCATACACTAGGAGAAAAACTATGAGTGAATCACAAAAGTTTGACTTTGCTAAACCACAGTTTAAACACATCCCTACAGATGAAGAAATAATAGTCCCTGTTTCAGGTGGTAAAGATAGTACAGCAGCTTTTATACTAGCTTTACAACACTTTGACAAAGATAAAATTATCCCGTTGCATTACTACACAGGTTGGGACAACCCAAAAACATATGAATATTTAGATTACTTGGAAGAAAAATCAGGACTAAAGATACAACATACCATATATGAGGAAGCCCCAACAATGCCTGATTTAATTAGGAAGATGGGTAAGTTTCCAAACAGGGTCATGAGAAGATGTACAGGAAGATTTAAACAAGTAGCTGTTATGAGATGGTTTAAAAAAAATAATTTTTATAACGATAGGAAAGGACAGCTTTGGTTGGGCATCAGGTCGGATGAATCTCATCAAAGAAAGAAAAGATATGGCGACCATGATTCAGCAGAGATACATAGTTATAGAGAAGTGTTTAAAGAAACTCCTAAGTCATTAGACAAGAATGTGACATTAAGGTTTCCAGTCATGGACTGGTCTACTCAAGATTGTTTTGATTTAATAAAAGAATATGGGTGGAAAAGAAATCCTTTGTATGATGAAGGTTCTAACAGGGTAGGGTGTTATCCATGTCTGCTGGCGTCTAAGAAAAAACAGACAGAAGAATTTAATACCGAGTTTGGACAAAAGCAACTTAAGTTTATTAGAGATTTAGAAAAAGAACTTAATATTAAATACGAAATGTATGATGAAGACCAAGGTTCTTGTGAGGCATGTAATATATGAAAAGCATGACTCATTTATTACATAGAACATTAGACATTGGAAGCGGTTTAGTTTTATCAATGATAATACAAATAGTTTTTTTTCCTGTTTTTGATATACATATTAGAGTGTGGGATATGTTTCATTTAGCATTGATATTTACAGCGGTCGGTATCGTACGTAGTTATCTATGGTCTAAATATGTTTTTAAATATAAGTAAATGGAAAAGAAAAGATACTTACCCAAACTAGACCTTATCAAGCATGACTTCGTTATGGTCTATTGGGTTGATATAGAATCTGATAGTAACTGGCGTGACATTGATGACCTCATTACTGATGAGCTACCTATATGTATTTCTAGTGGGTGGTTAATTAAAAAAGATAACAAGGTGACTAGGCTCGCTAGTGACTTCAACATAGATAGTGATGGTAAGATAAAAGATATCGGGAACACCACTATCATTCCGACTTGCGTAATACAAAAAATAATTAAAATAAAATTATGAAGAAAAATGACAAGGGGCACTGGGCTGAGCTGTTCGGCAAGGCATGGTTAATCGAGCAAGGTTACTGGGTATTTACTAACGTTGCACCGCAAGGTGTAATTGATTGTGTTGCCATTAATCAGAAGACACATGAGTGTATCTACATTGATTTCAAATGTGCGTCTTACAATCCAAAGGGATGGATTACTTCACGTATTACTAATGCACTGGGTAATAAGCTTGGGGTAAAAATAGTTTACGTCTGTCCTGAAACTAAAAAGGTTTGGTTCAAGCGTGACCTAAAAGAATATAGAAAACAGTTAAGCAAAGGAGAACATTTTAAATGAAGAGGAGATACGTGTTTGACATTGAGTCTGATGGACTCATGGATGAAGCAACTAAGATACATTGTATTATCTTGTACGATATAGACAAAGATGAAATAATACATGTTGATAACTGGGACGCTATAAAGTTAATGAGTCGTGCTAAGTTATTAATTGGACACAACATAGTTAAGTTTGATTTACCTATGTTAAAAAAGTTTTATGACTTTGAACCTAAAGGAGAAATCTTTGACACTATTATCGCTACACGTTTATTATTCCCTGACATTAGAGACGCAGACTTTAAGCGTGGTAATGACTTTCCCACTAAGCTTATAGGTAGACACAGTCTTGAGTCATGGGGTCACCGCATTGGTGAGTATAAAGCACACATAGAAACAGACTGGAAAACATTTACCCCTGAAATGTTAGAGTACTGTAAGCAAGACGTACATGTTAACGTTGGTTTGTATCGAGCAATAGAAAAGAAAGGTTACTCTAAACAAGCTATGGAACTAGAGCATGACGTAGCTAAACTTATATTCAAACAAGAACAATATGGCTTTATGTTTGATGAAGACAAAGCCAAAGAACTCTATGGTAAACTAGAAGCTAGACGCTTAGAGATAGAAGAGGAACTACAAGAACTGTTCCCACCTATAATTAAAGAGACAACATTCATACCTAAAGTTAACAACAAGACTAGAGGGTATGTTAAGGGTCAACCATTTATTAAGAAGCATGAAGAAACATTTAATCCATCCAGTAGACAACACGTATCACAAAGACTGATAGATAAGTATGACTGGAAACCTGATGAGTATACAACTGATGGTAAGCCTAAGGTTGATGACTCAGTACTAAACAGTTTAGATTATCCTGAGGCAAAACTCCTCGCTGAACATTTCCTTTTAGATAAAAGGATTGGACAGTTAGCCACAGGTAATCAGGCATGGTTGAAGCTTGTTAAAGCTGGCAGACTTCACGGCACTTGCAACACCAACTCGACAGTGACTGCAAGAGCCAGCCATGCCTACCCTAATTTAGCACAAGTACCCAGTGCTCACGCACCTTACGGTAAAGAGTGTAGAGAATTATTTACTACACCATTCAACCGCAAGCTAGTGGGTATAGATGTATCAGCATTGGAAGTCAGAATGTTAGCACACTACATGGCTAAGTTTGACAACGGTGCATACACTAAGGTGGTACTTGATGGTGACATACATACAGAGACACAGAAGCTAGCTGGTCTAGATTCAAGAGACTTAGCTAAACGTTTCTATTATTGTTTCTTGTATGGTGGTGGCGTGAACAAGATAGCTGATGTTACTGGTAAGACAGTAAAGGAAGCAAAGCAAGTCAAACAAAGATTCTTAAACAACTTACCAGCCTTGAGTAAACTTATAGAAGCTGTACAAAAAGCAGCAGCCAAAGGTTACATCAAAGGACTAGATGGTAGGAACGTTAAGGTACGCTCAGCACATTCAGCATTGAATACATTACTACAATCAGGTGGTGCATTGGTATGCAAACGCTGGCTGGTTGAGTTTAATAAAAGAGTACAAGGTTACATGAATGTTAACCAAGTAGTGTGGGTACATGATGAGATACAAGTAGAGTGTGGCTCAGACTGGGCTGACATTATTGGTGAGAAAGCTGTTGAAGCTATCGAAGAAACAGGCAAGTACTTTGATTTAAGAATACCACTGACTGGTGAATATAAAGTCGGTAATAACTGGAGCGAAACACATTGACAGATAGACAACCACAAGTACCTAAGGGTACTAAGAGAGAGATACTTATTGATGGTGACATTCTTATTTATCAGACCGCTCTTCAAAATGAAGAAGCAGTTAACTGGGGTGATGGACTATGGACATTACATTCATATGAAGACAAGTGCTGTGGTCTAGTAGATGAAGCTATCAAGAAACTTAAAGAAGACTTACAAGCAGACAGAGTTAAGATATGTTTAACATCCCCTACTAATTTTAGAAAGGATGTACTGCCTACATATAAAGACAATCGTAAAGCTAAACGTAAGCCACTGATACTTCCAGTGTTGCGTAAATATATTATGGAACATCACAAAGGAATCATGTGGGACAACGTAGAAGCTGATGATGTCTTAGGTATCTTAGCCACTACCCCTGACCCACATTTTGATGTAGATAAAGTTATTGTATCTATTGATAAAGACTTAAAACAAATACCAGTGGGTGTATCTTCTGATGGTGTTAACATCCAAAGGGTCACACCATATGAAGCTGACTACTGGTTCATGACTCAGGCACTTATTGGTGACGCAGTAGACGGATACACTGGGTGTCCTACTGTGGGTATCAAGACAGCTGAGAAGTTATTAGGAACAGATATTAATGTACCCCTCTTAGACCTGTGGGACAAAGTTTTACAAGCCTATGATAAGAAGGGATACACAGAAGCTGAAGCATTACAACAAGCTAGGTGTGCTCGTATACTACGGCACGGTGAGTACAACAAAAAAACTGGAGAAGTAAAACTATGGCAACCAAGAAGAAGGTAGAGATAAATGCAATCAACCCCAAGCATTATGCCAAGTACAAGATACAGCCTGTAACGTTTATCATTGAGAATGAGATACCTTACTGTGAGGCTAACGTTATCAAGTATGTATGTCGTTGGCGTACTAAGCATAAGGACATGGAAGGTAAGCTTGAGGACTTAAAGAAAGCAAAAGAGTATATAGATATATTAATTAGAGAGAACACAAATGTGAACCCTCTCAACATATTATAGGAGTGGATATGGATTATAGCAGAGATGAATTGTTAACCTCGTTTGGTAAGACTACCTTACATGATAGGTACTTGTTACCTGAAGAGACCTCACCACAAGAGGCATTTATGAGAGCGGCTAAAGCTTTCTCTGATAATGATGAGATGGCTGAGCGCATATATAATTATTCATCTAAGCTATGGTTCATGTACGCTACACCTATTTTAACTAATGGTGGTACAGATAGAGGGATGCCTATTTCATGCTTCCTTAATTATGTACCTGACAGTAGAGAAGGACTGACTGGACACTACACTGAAAACGCATGGCTGGCTTCTGTCGGTGGTGGGGTCGGTGGATACTGGGGACACATTCGTTCAGATGGAACTGGCACAAGTAATGGGTCTCAGTCGTCAGGGTCAATACCTTTTCTACATGTAGTAGACTCAGAGATGTTAGCCTTCTCACAAGGAAAGACTAGAAGGGGCAGCTATGCCGCTTACATGGACGTAAGCCATCCTGAGATTATAGAGTTTCTAGATATGCGTAAGCCTAGTGGCGGTGATGTGCACAGGAAGTGTCTGAACCTACATCATGGTATTAACATATCTAATGACTTCATGGAATTGATTGACAACTGTATCAAAGAACCAACGTTTGATGATAGCTGGAATCTAATTGACCCACATACAAACGAGATAGTAAGAACTATATCAGCCCGTGAGTTATGGCAACGTATATTAGAAAACAGAGTAGCCACAGGTGAACCATACATTATGTTTGGTGACACAGTTAATGATGGTCTACCACAAGCACAAAAAGATTTAGGTTTAAAAGTAAACCATTCTAATTTATGTACAGAGATAACCTTACCCACCAATGAAGAACGAACAGCTGTATGTTGTTTGTCTTCAGTCAACTTAGAAAAGTATGATGAGTGGAAAGCTGACCCAATGTTCATACCTGATTTAATCCACTTTCTCGATAATGTGCTACAGCACTTTATTGACAATGCACCTGACACTTTATACAAGGCTAAGTTTTCTGCTGT